CTTCTGCATCCTTGCCCGATCTCTCAGCGTAAAGTGTTGCGATTTCTGCGCTGATGCTTTCAAGAAGTTCTGATTGCGTTTTTAATTGCGCGGCGTCTCCGTGTGCAAGTGTGCTTGCTTCATGGATCATTACCCTGCTGCCTTGTGTCATTTTGCGACTGTCGCCAGCCATCAAAATGACGCTTCCCATAGATGCCGCTAGTCCCGATACGGTTGTCGTAACCTCTACACCACGAGACGAGATGCCGCGCAGGGCATTGTATATGCGCTGACCCTCCATGACTGATCCGCCAGGCGAGTTGATCTCTACGTTCACGGATTCCAGAGCGTTGTCAGCACTGCATACAACGTCTCCAATCTTCATGTTCTCAACGACTGCCGCGCTACCATAAAGACGCTCTAGCTCGTCGATTAGATCGTCCGCTGAGTCCTTGTGGACAACCTCGTTCAGTTTAACTGTTGCCGCCCTGTTTTCTATGTTTAAATATTTATTCATCTGTTGTTTGTTCTTGTTCGTTTGATTGCTCTCCCATCTCGTTAGGTGTGAGCATCTGCAATTCTCTATCGTCAATTTTTGTATTTGTTCTGGCTTCCACTTCTGCTTTTATCGCCTTGCGTTCTGCGATCTCCTCGCATCGCTCGCGGATGTGTTCTGCGTGTGTCTTGCCTTTCTCCTGCAACAAGCCGGTCATGTTTAATGCTCCGATCTTGTATTCGTCGATCTGGGTTTTCGAATCGTTCCTTGGATCAATTGAAACTTTCGGCGGCATTGTGAAGTCCCACTTATACCAATCGTCTGATGCTGGAAGGATTCCCATTTTCACCGCTTTAGCAATAGCCCAGCTAATGATGCGTTTTGCAGGCTTCCGTAATACGTCCTGCCTCGCCTCAACACTAGCTCTGGCTCTGGCTTGTATGTTTCTGATGGTCGTTCCGTTTGCTCCGTCTGACTTCCAGACAAGCTCTGACGGCCACGGTATGCCTGCAAGCGCCTGTCTAATAATGCGATCTTGGAATGAATCCCACATGTCACCAGGTCTATTGTGCGAGATGCTCTCTATCTTGCTTCCACTGTTGCTTTTAAAGTGTCTTACCATGCCGCCAGAGTAAGTATTGACAGCGAGCCTGTCGTCGTCTCCAGCCTGCCCCGTGAGCAGTGTTGTAGGGTCGTCTAGGTCTACGCCTCCTGTCTCGTTGTATTCAACAAGCGCATGCGCTGATAGCATCATCTGTGCCATTAGCTCAAACTCCTCTGATGTTTTAGATTTACGCAGCTCGGTTATTGCGTGGGTCAAGCTGGGTATGCCCCTTGATTGACCATGCCACGATGGATCAGCGATATGGACGATGTCGCGGGCATCGATGTATTGATCCTCTGACTCATCCGCGCCTAGCAAGCAATAGGCAGCAGGTGCGCCAGCTTTGTTTTCAACTACGCCGTTTCTTATCTTCAAGCCTTTATATGTTCCGCGCTCTACTCTATCTACTCCGTTTCGAGTGCCGACCCTGTGAGCTGGTATGTGTTGAATCTGTGGGTATCCCGTCTTAGTTTGCGTCAGCAATACGAACACGTCTCCATCCCTATCTACTGCCGCCGAGTCAAGCCACAGGTTTGTTTTGAAGTCGTAAAGGTTGCCTTTAACATCGCAAACACTGAACCATGATTTAAGAAATTCTTTAGCTTGGTTTCCGAAGTCCGTGTCCTTTCCTTTGAACTCTGGCTCCCATGCCCTGCCGACCACACCGTCCGCCTTCTGGAATATTGCCCCACGTGGTACTCCAAAGTTTGAGAATATTAGTCGTGATTGTGAGACTGTAGACCTCCAGTCGTTCTGGCTAAATAAATCATCAAGATCTCGCGAAAAGTCTGGTATCCAAGGATTTCCCCTGTCGCTTCTATCAGTAGCTGCAACGAGTTTGCGCGGTCCAGTCGTCGTGGGGTTTCCGTTTGAGTCTAGTATCATAAGATTATCCTATTTGCCCCCAGCTCTTAGAGGTGGTTTTAACTCCGCATTCAATCATGTGTAGCGCCTTGTCTAGTGCTGATGCCCACTCTGCATTGGTCATCGTCGCTATCTGTGAGAACGAAGCGCCGTTAGCAGACGCCCCGACTAGATGCCCGCCGTTATTATCAGCAATTTCCTCGATAGCTGCGTCGAGCCACTTCTCTAGCTTCTTTTTGTTTGCACTGCTCCTTGCGCCGTAGCGTCTAAGCGTGCCAATGAATCCCGATGCAATAGCCATTACTAATCTGTTTTGAATTCAACCGACATTATTAAACCTCCTCCTCCGTGTTGAATACGCCGTAAATCGACGCCGCGACTATCTGCATTGTCTCGCAGTCCCAGAGGTGGTTCCCGACCCATTTCTTTTTGACGACATAGCGCCACCGACCCGGCGACACCTCCACCTTTTTCTCGTTCTGAATTTGTTTTTTATACTCCGCTGAGTAGTCGCTTCCAATGTGCCACCCTGCGCCTTCTCCGCGCATCAGTGCCGCCAGCGTATCCTTGGCGAGTAGGTTTGAAAACTTCACATACCGCCACCGCAGACCCTTAGTAGTTCGCGCTCTTTTGATTGTTGAGAACGGCCTCGTTACCTGCTTGTTATTAACCTTGATTGCATAGCCGTTTGACTCCTCGCCAAGTAAACAATTCCACGTGGCTGGGTCGTCTTTTGTTGCCGCTCTGCTACACTCTAGCGCGACTGTCTCAGGTCTGTATCCACGGTCGACAAATACAAACCTGTTCTCCACTTTCATTTTTTCTTGAAGTATCCTCAGACCTTCCCACTCGTTCGTTCTGCCCTCATACATTAGACAGCTCTCACCCTCTCCGCTCCAAGCCCTAATAACAACAAAGAAACAGTCTTGCTGCACGTCAACGGTCATAAATCTGACAATCTCCTTCTCCCATTTTGCGCCGTCGTGATACTTGTTCAGTCTGTATATTTCTGTTGATCCTTTTAGTGTAATCGTCTCTTGCGGCTCTTCCCAGCTCTGAGCTAGCCGCTTCTGGATGAACTGTCTGAATGGCGCCATGTTTAGTTTTTTACGGGCGTCCTGTGCTGATATCCACTCACCTACTAGCTTCTTCCACTCGATCCACCACACAGCCATTGCTGGGTATGTCATTGAAACTCTGCCGGGCTTGTGGTTGTTGTTCCTGCTAACGTATCTCCCAGATTTAGACAGTCCCCTGCGGACGTCTGGCTTGTCTTTGAATTTCTTTTTGCACTTCTTATTCGCGCACTCGTAATAAACGGACTTTCCTATTTTGTCCCAGTCCCAGTCTCCGGCTTTAGTTTTGTGGTGTTTGTATTTTACTTGCTTCCACTCCCACGGCTGAACGGTCTTACATGTAGGACACTCAAAACAGAAATCGTGAATGTTGCCATCCTTGAATGCCACGTCCAACTGGTCTCCATCGCTTCCACCTTGAGAGACTAGAACTACTCTGCTGTTCCATCGGTCATGTGTTCTGCGCCGTGCCTCCTCCAGCATGCCATCTTTCCAAATCCAAACCTCATCCCCGTATACCCACCTGATAGACTTGGACTGCAAATTACTAATATTAGCACCACCCATAAACAGCGGCATGTGTGGGAATAAGATTTCATTCTTTCTAAAATTGCCTCGATGTTTTCCTGTCGGGATCAGTGGCTTGACCTTTTCGTTCAGCTTGAGCGATGGGTGAAACCTTGTATCTACCCAGTCCCTCGCGTCGTTGTCTGTTTGGAATGTTACCAGCGTAGGCCCTGGTTCTTCTGATATAATCCAAGGAAGCAAGCCCTCGAGCATCGTCGTTTTCCCTGATCCAACTGGAGCAATGAGGACGACTTCTCTGTTTTCGTCGTCTGCAATCTGCATCATCGGAAACCTTAGCCAGGGCGTCGAGTCAATGTCAAATTGTGGAGACCTCGCGGACTGTGGTAGCTTGACATATTTACACGCCCATTCGACCACTGACAGGTCACTCGGCGGCTTCATCGCTTTGGCAAATTGTGTAAGTGCTAATCCCATTCTTGTGTGTTGTATAGCTTATCCATCTCGTCGCTTAGCTGAGTGTCGATCTTGATCATGTATTCTTTAATCTTTGCCTTCATCTCTGGCGCTGAGAGACCTTCCAGCATTGCTGGTAAATCTGCCGAGCATTTCTTGTGTGCTGCTTGGTTGGCTCTAGCGATACGTTCCATGTCGTTTATCACGTCTTCCCTGTGGACGTATTCCGCCTCTAGGATGGCAATCTGTCTTAGCTTGTGCTTTGCGTCGATTTGGGTTTTGAGCGTTCTTGATCCGTTGTAGTCATCCTGTGCCATCTGGTCCAGCTCCTTAAACAGGTCACGCTCCCCGCTTTGCTTTGGCTTTTCTTTCTCTGGCTCATCCTCCCACGGTGGACCTTTAATCCATGCCTTGGGTTGTGTTCGCCTAGACATGATCTCCTTAGCCACAGCGTCCTTGTCGTATATGTCAACGCCTTGCTCGTTGAGCTTACATACCACGTATGGCGAGAGCTGATACTCTGCGGCTAGTTGTCTCTGGCTTGGCTTGCTCATT